AGGAAAGGTGAGGCCGAATGGCGACGCGGAAAAGCCCGGGAACGCGTTCACCGCGCTCGGCAAGCCAAGAGCCCACGCCGCCAAGTGATTACGTTGACGTAGCGATCGCGTATGCGCGCGCTGCTTCGTCAGATAGGTCCGGCCGATTCGGTCGGCTGATCAAGCTGGCGGCGAAGCGGTTTCTAGAAGACCTGAAGCGTGCAAAGAAGAAGGGCGCGCCGTTCTGGTTTTCCCGGGAACATGCGAACCACGCTTGCGGGTGGATCGAGCTTCTACCGCATGTTGAGGGGAAGTGGGACACGCCGGAGATTCGGTTGCACCCGTCTCATGTGTGGTTCGTTGTCCAGTTGTTCGGGTTCCGAAAGGCTGACGGCACTCGGCGCTTCACCTCAGCGCTATTCGCCGTCGCGCGCAAGAACGCCAAGTCGACGCTCTCAGCGGCGATCCTTCTTTACTGCCAGTGCTGCGAGGACGAAGAGGGCGCCCAGGTTATTTCGGCGGCGACCACCGGCAGCCAGGCGCGCATCATCTTCAACGTCGCCAAGCGCATGGCAGAGAAGATGGTGGACCTGCGCGACGCCTACGGGCTGGAGTGCTGGGCCAACGCTATCAGCCGCGTAGAGACGGGGGCAACGTTCAAGCCGATCAATGCAAAGGCCAGCACGCAGGACGGGTTGAATCCCTCCCACGTCGGGCTGGATGAGATCCACGCACACAAGACGCCCGACCTACTGAATGTGCTTCAGTCGGCGGCCGGCGCCAGACGCAACCCCTTGTGGCTGTTCACGACCACTGAGGGATACGCCAACCCTGGGCCGTGGTCGGAAATCCGACAGTTTGCGACCCAGTTGTTGGAGGGGATCTTCGGGGAGACTGCCGATCACTTCCTGGCCATCTTCTTCGCAGTGGACAAGGACGACGCGGACTTCGACGAGAAGGCTTGGCACAAGGCCAACCCGTTGATGGACGTGAATCCGCACCTGTTGGCCGCGATACGCAAGGAGTCCGTTGAGGCGAAGGCCATGCCTTCGAAGCTCGCGGAGTTCCAGATCAAGAGGCTGAACCGGCCTGCGGCGGCAGCGAATGGCTTCATCCTCCTGCCCAAATGGAACGCCTGCGCAGGTGAAGTGGACCTCGATGCCCTGAGGGACGCGCCTTGCTGGGGCGGGCTGGATCTGGCGAGCACTCGCGACCTCACGTCGCTACGCCTGGTCTGGCGGGTCGGCGACAAAATCGTCACCTGGGGAAGGCGCTGGGTGCCGGAGTCGGCTGTGACGCAGCGAACCGAGCGCGGCACGGTGCCTTACGCAGGTTGGGTGGCGGCTGGGCTGATAGAACAGACGGAAGGCGAGGTCACCGATTACGCGGTGATCGAACAGGCCATCCTGGACGTGCGGGATCGGTTCAATCTGCAGTCACTGGCCTTCGACCGGTGGAACGCGACGGAAATGGTGAGCAGGCTGGTGGCGGCCGAGGTTCCCCTGGTTGAGTTCATCCAAGGACCGAAGTCGTACCACCCCGCCATGACCGAGCTGGAGCGCGCCTACATCGGAAAGCGCCTAGTGCATGACGGTGACCCGGTGCTGGCGTGGTGCGCAGCCAATCTGATCGCTCGCCAAGATGTGAACCTGAACATGGCCCCGGACAAGCGCCGGTCGCCGGACAAGATCGACGACATGACAGCGCTGTTGATGGCTGTGGGGATCAGCATCCCCGTCGCTGCCGAGCCGAGCAAGCCGCTCGTCCTCATGACACTGGGGTAATCCATGAACACAGAGAACCGCGCTTACAGCGTGTTGGAGGTCAAGTCCTACGACGACGACCTGCGCGTCATCACCGGCTGGGCGACCACGCCGGAGGCTGATCGTTACGGCGATATCGTCGAGCCGCTGGGGGCAAAGTTCGCCGCCGAGCTGCCGCTGCTGTGGCAGCACCGCCACGATAGCCCGGTCGGCATCGTCAAGTTCGGCAAGCCGACGGCCAAGGGCATCCCGTTCGAGGCCGGTGTCGCCAACATCACCACGCCCGGCTCACTAAAGGATCTGTGCGACCTCGCCTGGCAGTCGGTGAAGGAAAAGCTGGTGCGCGGCGTCTCGATCGGCTTCCGCGCGCTGGAGTACAGCTACATGGACGGCGGCGGCATACGGTTCACCGAAACCGAGATCTACGAGCTCTCCTTGGTCACCATCCCGGCCAACGCCGCGGCGACCATCCAGACCATCAAGGCCATGGACACCAGCGGCGGCCGCCGCTCGGTGAACTACGGCGTACCCCTCATCCAGCGCCAAGTAGCCAAGGTCGAGCGACCGGCGGATGGCGCGGTGAAGTTGCTGCACTGAAGAACAGGGCCCAACGGCCCCGCGGGGTGGAACCCGCTTCCCACTATCTGCAGGCACTGCCCGGGGTGGAACCCGGGCCGAACGGCTGCGCCTACAAAAGAGAACCAGAAGATGAACATTGCAGAACAGCTGGAGAAGCTCCGCGCCACCCGTGCAGAGCTCGAGAAGCAGCTCAACACCGTCGTCCAGAAGTCGATGGGCGAGGGCCGGTCGATGAACACCGGCGAGCAAGAGGAATTCGATTCGGTCAAGGATCAGATCAAAGCCATCGATGGTGATATCGAGCGCTTCGAACAGCTTCAGGCGATCCAGGCCAAATCGGCTACCCCGGTCACCGCCATCGTGAAGACGCAGGGGTCGGCAACCGTCGGCGTCGAAGGTCGCACGCTGGAGCCGGCGCAGCTGAAGACGGTGGACAAGACCGACGCTGGCATCGGCTTCGCCCGTATGGCTCGCTGCCTCGCCGTGTCGCACGTGCATCACCAGAGTCCGCTGGAGGTTGCGCGAGCCATTTATCCGAACGACGAGCGCCTGCACGGCATCATCCAGGAGAAGGCCGCAGTGCCGGCGGCCAGCACGGGCAACGCCACCTGGGCCGGTAATCTCATCACGGACGGCGGCGTGGCCTTCGCAGACTTTGTCGAGTGGCTGCGACCGCGGTCCCTGCTGGGCCAGGTATCCGAACGCCTGCGCAACCTTCCGTTCGACACCCCCGTACTGGTGCAGGGCTCGGCCGGTACGGCAAAGTGGGTCAAGGAAGGCGCTGCGAAGCCGCTGACCAAGTGGTCGTACACCCGTGCGAAGCTGACTCCGCTGAAGGTTGCCGCTATCGCTGCCGCGACGAAGGAAACCATGATGCGCGCTACGCCGGCGGCCGATGCGCTGCTCCGTGACGAATTGGGCCGCGCCGTCAACCAGACGATCGATACTCAGTTCATCGACCCGGATGCAGCGGCCGTTGCCGACGAAGCGCCCGCCTCGATCTTGAACGGCGTGCCGGCGACTACCGTCCCGGCGGGCAGCGACCCTGATTCGATCCGTGCCGGTGCGGCCGCTCTGATGAACGCCATTGCCGGTTCCAACCTGTCGCTGGCCGGCTCGTTCTGGGCCATGTCGGAGCGCACCGCGATCGCGCTGTCGCTGATGACCAACCCGCTGGGTGCTTCGGAGTTCCCCGGCATCAACTTCACCGGTGGCACGTTCCTGGGCCTGCCGGCGTTCGTTTCCGCCTTTGTACCGGACGATGAAGATGGTGCCGTCATCGCACTCATCAAGGGCGATGAAATCTTCCTGGGCGACGAAGGTGGCCTGCAGGTCTCGATGTCGGACCAGGCATCGCTGGTGATGGACGATGCCCCGACCATGAACAGCACCACGCCGACCGCACAGCAGGTTGTCTCGCTGTGGCAGACCAACAGCGTGGCCTTCCTGGTGGAACGCTTCATCAACTGGCAGCGCCGACGCGCGCAGGCCGTGGCCTGGGCCCGTGTGAACTGGGGCAGCGGTTCGGTTCCGGCCAGCTCGTAACCGAACATCGGCGGGGCCTTCGGGCCCCGTCGCTTTCCCAGAACAGCGAGGTTCACATGAGCAAGGTCGATATCGTCGGGCGTAGCGGGCGAGTAATCACCGTGCATCCGCGTGTGGCTCAGGCGCTCGAGCAGCGCGGAGGTTACATGCGTCGTGACATGGTGGCTCAACCCGCCGTC